GTGCGGCTGGAACACCTCCTTTCTGGAGAGGTTCCGTGTGGGACGGAAGGTCCGTCTGGAGAGCTGTGTCGTGGTTCATGATCCGAAAAGAAAAAAATAAGGAAAGACAGAAGAAAGAGGCGGAATTACGGATTTCCGTAATTCGTAATTGAAATGTCAGTCCTATAGCTCAGTTGGTTAGAGCGCTACACTGATAATGTAGAGGTCGGCAGTTCAAATCTGCCTGGGACTACAATAAATATTGAAAATCAGCGACTTATTTGATGTGTACACGAAAATGTACATGAAAGCACCTTAAACGGGTGCTTTTTTTGTATCCCTATCAAAAGAGAAAGAATAAAAACAACCCGTTCCACTTTCACAAGCAAAACGGGCCTAAATCATGAAAAACTATAATTGAGTGGGTATGATGAGAAAATGCTTCCGTGTTATTTAAGTTTTGCGCGGATAATTAAAACAACGACTGACATACCGATGATTGCAAGTGTGATCCGCCCCAGCCATATCTGAAAATTCTGCCAGCCGGTCAACCGGTTTACATACTTATCGACGGGGCAAAGCACCTGAATCGAATCGATTTTCAGGATCGAATCCCGGATAATTTTGTCTTTATACAGATACTTATACTTTTCGATCCGTACCGTGTCGCCTTTCTCTTTCACGAACACCGAATCGTACAGATGGACGGAATCCCGCAACATTCTGTCCGTGTATTCCGTCCGTGTCGATTGGACGGGAACATACACCGTCTTTGAGCATCCTGCCAATAATATAACGGACAGGAGAATGAAGATGTTCGGGATTATCCGCATAATACTTTTTTTGCGCGTGCGTAAATGGCCTCTCTTTCGGCCAAATGATTATACCCGCCGTTAATGACTTTCGTTATTTGTCTGAAATCCCCTTTATCGGCAAGTTCATTCAATCCGTGAGATTCCCACCATTGGCAGGCTGATTGTACGGCATATTGAGGTACTCCCAACAAATCGGGATTATGTGTCAGATCAAGTTCCAGACGTTTACCCATATCAAGGTAATTATCGTATCCTGTAATTTGAATCAATCCACGTCCCTTATAGAAGGGGCCTGTTTTCATATTTTTTGATTTTGCGATTTCAACGGCTTCCGAACGTGCATTTCCGAGCTTTGCCATATTCGTATAAGCCTCGCCGCCCGCAAGTTCTTTCACATACCGGAGCGATCCGCTTTCATGTCCGATCTGGGCCATAAAAGCGGCAATACGCAACGGCGTATTTATTTCATACCGATTAAGGTATAAATTAAAATACATCAGATATTTGTTTCTGTTTGCCTGTGTGGATGAAGGCATGATTTGCCTTAACTGTTCGTCCGTTATCATTCTTTTACTCTTTGATTGCACGACATTACCGTGCATTTGAATACCTGTAATTTTTGAATATCTTTACAATTTTGCTCGACAATTCTTTTCAAGATTGTAATTTGTTCCCGCATTTCTATGTTTTCCTTTTTCATGATTTCTTTGTCGGAACGTAAATCTTGAATGGTTTCCTGATAAACATCCTGAACGGATTTCATTGCATCCGCCTGCGCCGTTTTACGCACATACCGGGCCGACAGTACAGACGCTAACCCCCCGCCTACAACAAACGTGATAACAGGATCTATATATGTCGTGAAAAACTCTGTCATTGTTTTATGGTGCTATGTTTCAGGCTGAAAAAATAATTGTTGTTCATATTGAAGGAAATCGGAATCGACCATTTCTTTGATCCGATCAACCTCTTTCAGATAATCAATGTATTTGTACGACATTGCTTCATCATCGGTCAACCCCAATTTGTACCGTTCAAAACCGTTTTGCAGATTGATTTCTTCGGTGATGTCCCATTTTTCGGCAATGACCGTTTTTTTAACCATAGCAGGTGTCGGTCGTCCCCAAACCAGAACCGTTTCATACTTCCAGGATTGAATCGATCGATCTTCATCATTCATGATTTCGGATTCCCGAAAGTTATAATTATAATGCCAAGCCCCGTTTCCGAGATTCATGAAAACAAACGGTTTGTTCATTGATGTTGTTACCATTATAAATTCAGTTTTTTAATTTGATTTTCTGCATTTCCGTAAATAACCGGACTGATGATATTAAGCCATTTTTTCACTTCCGGAATAACTCCGTATTTTTTTTTTCCGATTAAGTGTGTGAAACCAATATCATTGAGATAATCAGTATTGAAACCCCAATTTGGTATGATTGTTTTTATTTTCGCTCCATAAAATGATGCCACGGAAAAAAGAAACCATTGTTCCATGATCAGATCGGGACAAATGTTCGGGTCGGCTATCAATCTTTTGACAAAGGATTGTGACGAAGAACAAGTTTCCAGCATTTTTTTATACCCTTCGATATATTTTTTTTTCAATTCAGCATTATGGAAGGCTACTAATCCACAATTGAGAGCGGCTTCCATGTTGTAATTTAATTCAACCGGTTTATTATTCCCCAATCCCCGGCGAACAAAATCAAGATTTTCGGCATAGCATGAACCCAAACAGCTCTGACTTTCATCGCCTTCGATCATTTGAACAAACAGATCGTAACCTTTTTCCCGGAGCATTTTCACAACGTTGGATTTTTTCAGGAAGACATCCCCGTCAATGTGTACGCTTCCGAGAGGTTCCGCTTCCTGTGCAAAAATTTTCCCCGCCGCCCAAAATCTTTCATGAATATGGTTGATTTTGTCAAGGGTTAAAAAAACTTTGTCATACGGCAAAAAATTGAAAATATCTTTTCCCTGTGTGTCGGTATGAAGAACGATTTCCAAACCGAGGCGTTTTGCATAAGCAACGGATAAGGAAAACAGCCAGATATTCGATTTTAAAACATTTCCAAGATTCCAACGATTCCCGACCATTGGTTTTGTCCAAACACTGTGTGCAATTCTCATAATTGTATTTGTATATTTAAGTTACTTAGAATAAACCGATTGTGCCGATCATTTTCATTGAACCGTTGTAGTAATAATCCGGATTTTTTAAATAACAAAGACGTGTTCCCGTTTTCGCATCAGCCGCGGAATAAAGCAACGAGGTGCTGATGCCCGCCAATCCCGCAAATGTTCCCATGTGTGCCGCAAACCCGTATCGGACTGCATATTTTGTTTTTGCATTTGAAGGGATTGTTTTTTCAAAATAATCACAATAATAGGTTGATGAACTTCCCGATGTTTCCGTCGGGAAAATATCGCCTTTTGAATTGAAATGAATATCCTTTAAAAAACCGCCTGTGACAATTCGTGTAAAAAGCATCTTATAGGCTTGTTCATCATCAAACAGATCGGGTCGTGAACACACATAAAAATCAACTTTGCCGTCAATATCAACATTCACGAAGCAACCGTCGACTAATTTTGCGATATGACCGAAAGGATTTTCAATGCCGCGGTAAGAAGGAACTTGAACCGTCAGGATTGTTGCATCATATTCGGCCGGCATCTTAAAAGGAACAAGCCCGGTCGCATTTCCCAAAGAATTTGTGTGTCCGCACGGAATAAAAGGATAAGAATCATTAAATGCCGCCCATTTTGTTGAATTTAAGGTTGTGACACCGTCACCTAATCCGCCTTGTCGATGGCCTTCCGGAGTCAATGCGGCATTGTATGCCGTTTGACAATTGAAGGTGGCATATTCGACTGCAAAAAGCCAAAATAATGACTTGTGTGCATCGTATGTCATGCAACTCCAATTTATGGAACCCCGATTCCTTGCATATTTCCTGATATTTATACTGAAACTCGTTGCCGGACGTCCGAGGGCCGAACGATAAGTTTCGTCCCGATCGGATTGATTGTTACAACCGCGAAAATCGGCGGTCGTATTCACCACGGAAGCAAGTTTCAACGTCGACGGAATGGTGCGGTCAATGGTTGCTTCATATGCCGAAACATACATTTTAGGAATTTTGTAAAATCCCGGCAATTCCTCAAGCGACATCAAACAACGACGTTTTGTGCCTTCCATTTCAAAGCGGATATAATATTCCGGCAATTCAACCATGACCTGACCGCTTGCACCTGTAAGGTCGGCGGCGGTAGCGTTATCCCTTTTCGTCGAATCTTGCGCATGCAGATAATAAACCACCGTTCCGGCATTGTTCAAAATGCAACGGCGCATCCGACTTTGTATCGGTAACGATACATGAAATTCGGGCCGCCCTATCCGAGTGCAGGCCGGAGACGCTACGTTGATGTCAAATTCAACGCCATAATAATAATCGTATGGAAATTTCGGCATTGTATTGCCTATCCCTATTAAAAGTCCCATATTTATAAATTTTATCAAAAATACCTCATTACGTATTAACTTAATACGCTCGTTGATAAAAAATGTATATCTTTTACAGTTTCGCCCACGTATTGCCGTCTGTCATTTTCTGCAAGCCGTATGCGGCCGTAAGACGAAAACCGTTATTCCCGATACGCATTTGGATTCCTTCATTATGGGAAATAAAGAAATATTGATCGGTACCCCAATAAGTATATAAACCGTCAATCCCGACAACCGTCTTTCTCCCCAATGTTCCTGTAATTTGTTGATAGAAATCTATTCTGAAAGATTTCGCTATACTTGCCGGGTCGGCTTTCGCCTGAAATTTCAGGGACAATTCTACTGTATAATTTCCGCTTGCATACCCGTTTGATGTCCCGATTATCCGGATAATAGTTGCCGATGATTTTGACCCCGTGACATATTCACCGCTCTTTATGCTTCCCGTCCTCATTGAAATATTGGTAAAAGCTTCAACCTGCGTATCATTACATTTTACGATAACGGACAAAAAAGCCGCAAAAAGGGTTAAAGAACCCGAATCCGTATAAGGAAGTATAAATGAAAAATAAACATCACTTATTTGCAGCTCATCGCCGTTGTTAAGATTTCCGATAACGCCCTTATAGGTGATTGTGTTTTCAATATCGAAAGAGGATGTATAATAATAAAAACGTTCGGCTATTAAAGAGTATGAAGCCGGTAATTTGGCGGACATATTATTCAGATTGGCGATTGTACCGACGGTTTCGGGGATGACATAAGTCGCAATGCAATCGGTTTTTGTATTGAGCATAGCAATGCCGTAATCATTATCGAGAATGATTTTTCCGCCTACGGTTATAATCCCGTTTATCGCATCAATCTGAATATTCGGAACAAATAAATTATCGGCATAATCGGTTGACATTTGATTATTTATCGTCCCGCTTTGGCTTATCAGTTTATTGTTTTTGAATATAAATCCGCCGAGATTGGCCATTTCCGAAAACAATACGGATGTTGCCACACTTTCAAATTGTCCACCGAACAATTCCCAATAATTCTCGTTTGTCGGTATCTCTCCGCTGAAGGTTCCCGACGTTTTCAGTGTTTTATAATAAACGCCCCCGAAAGAAACAATATCAATCCGGTCTTTATTCCCGTAATAGGCGGCATCGTGTGAATATTCACCCCGAAAAACGGGAATTGCACCCGCATTTCCGTCTTTACCCGGTACGCCTTGATCACCCTTGAATTTCGACCATGTGTAATCCGCCTTATCCGTACTTTCGGATGCCGTTGTTTTGTTGACGGCAATACCGATATACATTGTATTATCGTTTGGAACATCATACATATTTGTACCGTCCGCGTAATCGGAATACTTTATCCATGTATACAATGTTCGTCCGTCTGCACCCGGCTCTCCCGGAACCCCGTCCGTTCCCGCTATAAGCGACCACATATAATCCGCAGGATTGTTGCTTTCGGTTGCCGTCGTCTTATTATAGGCAAATCCGATGTATTTCTTTCCCGTAGGATTGTCTGATATACCCGCGCCGGTAGTGCTGTCTGCATATTTTATCCATGTATAAAATACCTGTGCATCTTTTCCTTTGGCTGCCGTTATAGTCCAATATGTCTCATTTGCAGGCGGAATACCTGTTATGGGAGCATTGTGTATTTGACGATAAGATGAACCGTTGTAAGTAACTTCATCTCCGGGATCGTATGTTATATTGTCATTATAAGCTCCGCGGGGACAACCCAAAGGAAATTCTTCCCCTGACTGTGATTGTACAAATGTACCTTTCAAAATCAACCGTTTATCATTGTTTTCATTCCATGATAAACCTCTCCATGATAAACCTTTTTCTGCGTTTCCGATTCGGAATTGGTTTCCGTCAAGATCAAAAAAACTTCCTGTTCCCCCGCTGCTTTCAATCCTTCCGGTTTTTATAAAACGTCCGTTTATGGTGGAACTGCCATAAGTCAGTGAAATAAGCCGGGCAGGATTATTTCCGTCGCTATCGGTTTCGACGCTGTTAAGTACACCTATCATAAAGGTATAATAACCGGGTTCATAATCTACTTTCCGTTGCGTGGTGTCTATAATTATATTGCCGGCGTTTCCGCTTTGTTGGCATCGGGCGTAAATATAGTAGGCGGTATCGTTTGCAAGGGTGCTGAATTCGGCTACGGCAATCGTCCAATTTCGTATAGTGTCCTCGATTGTGTAATGAATCAGGTTGCCGCCGGAAATTCGTAAATAATTAGGTTTGCCTTGGTAGTTCGGTTCAAAAATAACATTTTGTAAAACAAATTGCATTGACTTTGCGCCGACCTGTAACATGGTTGTTTCAATGCTCAAAGGTTTTATTTTGTCGCTGTAATAGTCGCCTTCGGGGTCAAATACCATTGATAAAACTTCTTGGGACGCTCGCCAATTCCGGCGGGCTTTTGAAGGATCGGCAAGGTTGTTTATCTCTATAATTCTGTCCGTTTCACACCGGTCGGCTATCATACGGATGAATGTGCTTTTTGTAACGGCATCCCCTAATGTAATAGCATATTTATAAGGCTTTAACAAATCGCGGGTAAATCCGGTAATGCGAACTGACTTATCTACTCCCATATCGGCATCTTGCACCGGTATATAATTGCCTACTGCAAAAAGGGTTACACCGGTTAAATTTCCGGCAAACTGTTTGATAAAATTTTCATCAATGGTTAAACCGTATTGCACTTGCGGCTGACTGTTTTGCACGTAATATTCTTCTGCTTCAGTTTTCAGTTTTTGCTCTGCTTCTTCTATATATTTGTCCGGTAAATTTATGTCAATGAAAAAATATTTGTCGCCCGGTTTAAATTGGAAGGCTGCACTTGTTTCGCTCGGAAATTTCATACCGTTTTCATCGGTAAACGGTACTAATTCGATTGTTTTAGTTGCGTGGTCGTATTTATGTACATCAAATTCATATCCGGCTAAATTGCCGGTGTTAAAATGTACTTTTGCGGCGACGCCTGCAATTAACCATAAGGTATTGCCCTGATTGCCCTTTTCGTTCAGGTCAAATGTCATTGTATTATCCACAAAAGCGTAATATTTACTTCCCTTGGCGGTGACTTCCCCGTACCGGTTCGGGAAAATGGTATCAAAGGTTTTCGTATTTTCTTTTACTCCAAAATTGGCAACGGCTTCGGCGTTTTGAATATAGGATGTATTTTTATTTTTGTCCGGCAGACAAAGTTTGTTACTTCCTCTTGCCGTTAGATAACTGTTTTGCACATTGTTACTACCGCCGTAAACGAAAAGGCGCGTTACTATGTTTTTTGAATTGATATTCTGGCGGTTCAATTCGTACAGTCCGCCTGTGCGACCGTACCGGAAAGTATAGGGAAAATTTACACCCGCTTTTTTGATATGCAGTATTCGCATCCCGCCGGTTTGTGTTATCTCAAATTCCTGTCCGTATTCTTCGCAAAGTCGTTGTAATACCGACAAACAATTATCCCCTGTAAATGTCAATGTTTTGTATTCCGTTTCTGCCGGATATTCCCCGTCCGCCCATTTTCCGGGGAAAACGCGGTTTGCGTTGCTTACAAGAATTTTAAGGAAGGCAAATAAATTTCCAGTAAAGCTATCGCCGACCGTATTGTTCGGCAATAAAAATTGAGCGTCCAACAATTCGTATTGTACGCCCTCAAAAACCAAATCATAACTGAATCTTCGTTCACCGTTCTTCTTGATTACCGGCAATTGATTCAAAGTGTAGGTTTTTCCGTAAACCTCTATTGTGTCGCCTAATGCAAATTGCATAGTCGTTGCACTCTGAACGGAAATATTCACTATGTCGTCGGCAAGAAGCCCGACGATTTGTTCGGCTTTGGTAACGGCGGATACGTTCTGTTTGGAAACCAACGGCATTTTACTGCCGTCCGGGTGTGTAATTATAATTTGTTCCATACGACAATACCATTAGTTGAAAAGTTCGTAATTTCTTCAATCACTCCGGCGATTATTGCGTAATAAATGCCGTCTTTATTATATTGGTGCGACCGGCTTATTTTCGTACCGTAAATTTCTTCTTTGGCCCCGTCCCCCCAATAAATGGTAACGGCTTTGTCTGATGTAAGCGTAATTGTAAGCGTTTTTGTGGCTTCGCTGATTCGTTGATGACGGACAACACGTTTTAACGGGTCGGGTTCTACTAATTTCAAGGTAAATGTACCTATCATTAAATTATCGTTCCATTTCTTTGAAATACTTATACCGCTATCGTTATATACTTCAAAAAGTAGCGGTTTCGTCGGGTGTATATCTACGGTCAGACGTTGTGTTCCGTCTTTTTGAAACATATCTAAAAAGCTGTTCAACTTGGTAACAAAATTCATTTTTCCGGTGGCTTTCATCCAGCATTTCAGTTCAATTTCGCGGACATCTAAGCGTTTATGTGTTAAATCAACTACTTTGCCGTGATAGTCCGGCCAGTCCAATGCAGTTGGCGTTTTCAATTTAGGCAAATCAAGTACGCCGTTTGATTCGGAAACTATAACATCCCATTCTTTGAAATTAATACCATCTATAAAATAGTTTAATTGCGCCATCGAATTAAGTAACCGGCTTATTTCTTCCTGTGAAAGTGCTATATTGTAAACATTAACTTCATCAAGTAATCCGTATCCGTATTCGGTAAAATAAATATCTTGCAAAACGGCAAATCCGGTAGGCTGTACGGGCAAAGTGATTGTTTCGATCAGCTGTGCATTCAAATAAATACTTACTGATAAACCTTCCTTAACAATGGCTATATAGTTCCAATCGTTTGAAAGATTAATCCACGTTTCACGGTATCCGTTTATGTCGTTCCAAGCAAACCAAAAACCTAATCTTTTCCCGCTGAATCCGTCCGGCATTTCCCCGCGTTTCAGCCAAGCAAGCAAACTGAAATTTCCGGTAAGCGAGATTATATTTTGCGGAATATGGCAATATCCACGCCCATCAAATTGTATACAGTTACCTTGCTTTCCTGTAACAAAATTGCTGCCGACTACCATACCATCGGCACGATTTACAGAAAAATCATAGGCTGTTAAAGAGCCTTGCGGTTCGTCAAAAGGCATGTTTAGTACCATGTTGTTATCCCTTGCCATATTGGTACGTTTTAGACTGTTTATGAATTACTTTTATTACTGCGTTTCCATGTTCCGAAGTGGTTACGTTCCCGCCGTATTTGTTTACGCAAACTTTTGCATCATTTTCGGCGGTTATTTCAATATCGGCGTTATCGAATACATCAACCATGACAAAAGAATTGCCGGAAGCCGTAATGGTTAATTTGCTTTCGTGTTTTACAAAAACCTGCCCTATTTCATAGTCGGTATATTTGGCTGTGCCTTCACATTTTCCGAATGCCGCCACATATTTGGAGTTTTCCGCTTGTATAAGTTCGTCCCTGAATATTCCGTATTGTTGGCGGATGCCGTCAAAGGGTCGGAAAAACCGGGGCGCCGGATATTCTTCGGAAATACAAAAGTCTATCCCCTTCAAAAACATCTGCATTAGGGCGTGTTTGTCCTCTGTATGTTGTAAACGGTCGTACCATTCTTTGCATATCCCTTTTGCTTTTGCCGCTGCTGCTAATTCCTTATTCAGTTTCATACTGTTATGATATTATTCCTTGCGACCGTAAAGGGTCGTAAGAATTGTTGCCTATTTTGTTGTCTATACTCTCTAAATGCTTGCTTGATTTTCCGGTATTAGCGGAAATTAAAGTAAGTTGAATAAGCTGGTTACGCATTATTTCGATGCCTTCAACTTGATTTTCCCTTACTGCATTTGTTTGCCCGGCTAACAAGGTTATACTTTCCTGACTGGCCCCTTTGATTGCACCGGACAGGCCGGTAGTCGGGTCGCCCGCGTCCAAATCTTTAAACAGGTCTTTGTACATTTCCATTGCCCGGTTAAAATCTTGCCCGATTCTGTCGATCTCTCTTTTAAAACGGTCTTGCTCGGCTTGTGTCAGTCCGTTAAAAGTTCCGTTTCCTTCCGAATCAAAACCCATATCTTTTTGAAGCTGCGCAATGGTATTTTTTAGCGGAGTTTCCAAAAACTGCAATTTCAATGCGTTTTTAACGGCATTTTGTATTACTTTACGGCTCACTTCTTCAAATGATTTTGCCGCGTCTTCGCCTTTTCCGTATGCTTCTACCAACGCATCGGCTAACTGATTGGCGAGATCTTTGGCTGTAGTTTGGGTAATGGAAGCGGAAATTTCGGCGATCATATCTTCAATTTGTCGCCCCAATTCTGCGTATTGTTCTTTATATTCGTTTACTTTGTTGTTATCGGTTTTCTTTTTATCCTGTTCTGCTTTCCACATTAATTGTAAATGTGCCTGCTGCCGACGCATATTTTGTATTGCGGCTGTTTGATTTTTGTAAATCGATTCGCCCAAAGCACTCTTTATAGCATGTTCAAGTTTTTTGTATGCACTTTCCAATGCGTTAATAGCTTCGGCGTGTTTCTTAATACTCCTGTTTGCCGCCCTGTCTTTTGAATTGAATACATCAAAAGCGGATGTTATTAAACTTATACCGCCTTGTATTGTTTGTAAAGGATTGTGGGTTGCAATACCCGTTGCCAAATTACTTGCGGCCCCTGCCATTTTGGAAATATCGCCTAAAAGTTTTTGGGTTTCTTCGTCGCCTGCGATTCCCATTTCTTTAAGTCCGTCTACAACCGAATCAAAAGCCACCCTTACAAAATCAATGGACGCGGCGATTCCCTTAAGCAAATCTTTGAAATTTGCTTTGTTTTGTTCTTTTTTATACTTTCCTAATGCATCCGATAAAGCGGCAAAAGGATTCTTTTCCTGTACGTGTCCGGTTATATTATCTAATTGTTCACGGAGCGCTTTTAGTGCTTCAGGGGATAAGTCCGGGTTTTCAAAAGCCGCTTCAATCGTTTTTTTCATTCTCAACATTTCCGAAACGGTAAGCGTATCAAGATCTCTAAATAATTTCTTCCATGTATCGGATTGCTCTAATATTTCGACTGACAAATCGGATAGGGATTTTTTGTATTCTTTTTCCAACTCCTGCAAAGACTGCATAACCCGCGTTCTTTGTGATTCCGTAATGTCGCTGTTGTTTAGTCCGTCTTCAAGTATTTTTTTCTTTTTGTTGTATTCGTCTGTAATATCTATTTTCTTTTGTTCAAAACTTCGATATTCTTGTATTAAATTGTCATAGTCTTGGTTGTCGGTTTGTTTATCGTATTTCTCTTTGTCTTTTTCTAATCCGGCTAATTGTGCCTTTGCAGTTATCAATTTTGACGCTAATAAATCCAATTGCTTTTCTTCCTCGTCTGTTAATTCTTCCAAATCGGATAAATTTGAATCTTGTAATGCTTTTTCAGCGTCTGCAACCGCTTTTTCCGCCTGTTTTTTTCTATCCGAATATTGAAGGTCAAAGTTGATTTTTTCGTCTAAATAAGCGGAATAAGATTGTAATAACTGCCTTGTTTCGTCTGCTGCTTTTTTGGCGACATCTTCCTGCTGCTTGTCTAAAATTTCGCCTTTTTGTTCTTTCAATCCCGATTCATCGGTTTCCAAACCCTTACGTCTCTGTTCAATAATGTTCAGCATTTCCATAATGGAACGTGCATTATCCAATTCGGTTTGCAAACCTTTTTCAAATTCGCCCATTATTGTTTTATGCGTTTCATCTTGTAACGCGGTGGTTAATTTTTTAAGTTTTGATAATTGTTCCGCCGTTATTTTCCCCTCATCTTGCAATTGCCGCAATGATGCGATTTGATTGTTAAGATATTCTTTGTAGCTTCCGCCGCCTTTCAATAACTTGGAAAAGGTTCCGGATGCGGAATTGCGGACATTTTCGTCCGTTGAATTTATCCACTTAAAATATTCATCGTATGCTTTTTTCTTATCTTCCAACTCTTTTGTAAACGGGTCTTTACCGTTATTAGAAGTAGTTTTACTACCACCAAAATCACGATATAAATCTTCAATATTTATTGAATCTGCTAAATCCTTATTTGCTTTACTTAATTCTTCTATTTCTGTTTTATTATCTGAAATAGCTTGTGTATTTTTATTTATTTTTCTTGTTTCGACTTCAATATCGGAAGCCTTTATAAGTACTGCAGTAGTACTGAAACTACCAGAAGTGTCGTAATTTTCCTTTTTTGTCTTTTTTACTTCAAGTTCTTTGTTCTCTTTTTCAAGTTTCGTTATATTTTCTTCAAGATCAAGTTTCTTTTTTTCATTTTCTTGTATTTTTTCCTGCTTTGCGCGAGCTATTGATGTTGCTATTATTGCTTTAGCTAAACTATAATAAGCGGCAGCCGCTTTCCCTGCTAATATTTCTTCATCAGAAAAATTTTTAAGATAAGTAGGATAAGATTTTTTTAACTCTTTTACTGCTTTTTTACGCTCTGACATACCTTTTGTATTGTCCTGCGTTGCTTTATACAATAAATTTAACTTAACTATTTCTGATTGTGCACTTTTTTCACCTTCCAACATAGATTTTGCCAGACTTTCTTGTATCTTTTTTAGTTTTTCGGCTTCTTCTTTTGCCTTCTTTTGAGCATTGCTAAACTTATTTAATGCTACAACAGCAGCAGTAATAGCTACTCCTAATCCCAAAGTGATTGTTGCCATGAATGCTTGCGACGCAATTCTCGCGGTGTTGGCTGATAATCCAAATTTAATCAATGCTTTCCCACTATTAAAAACTGCTGTGGAATATAGATTTTGAATATTTGTTAGTATGGTTAAACGAAATGCGGAAGTTGAATGAAGGGTTTGGCTGACTTGCTGCAATCCGATGGTAATAGCCATCAGGCTCTGAACTTTCAGCATTATTTTTTGTAATTCTTCGTTCTTATCCGCAAACAAACCTACTGCCCCCTGTGCTACGGATGCGGCCCCGGCAATTCCCGATAATCCCGAAATAACACCTTGTAATGCCGCCCTCTTCGTTGATGTTAATATTTTTACCTGCTGGTTGACTGCGTACATTGCATTTCCGAGTCGTTTTGCTTCTTCTGTCAATGCGGCATATTCCGGTGTGGCTTGCTTTCCGGCTGCTTCTAATTCCATCATTTTTTGCTTGACGTTCAGTAATTCGGTTCTGAAACGTACCTGTGCATTGGAGGCGTTATCTAATTTAGTTTTATGGTCATCTAATCTTTGATTTAAATTTAATAATTTATTTCCTTCTTGTTCATATTCTTTCTGAATTGCTTTGCTTTGGTCTATTTCTCTTTTTATTTCTACTTGTTGTATCTTCAAATTTTGGTATTCGTCTGGATTTGATGACTTTATTTTATTTGCTTTTTTTTCTAACTCATCATAGACTTTGATTAGATTTTTTATTGTATTTCTTTCCATTTCGTAACCGGCCACCGCTTGTTCGTGTCCTATTGAAATGGTATCTGCCATTTTTTTATATATAGCATCAATATCTACACCGCTTTTTACGGTAAGCGAAGTAAAATTTTTCACTAAATTTTTTGTTGTTTCCAATCCGCGGTAAACTGCATCGTTTTCTAACAATGTTTCCAATGATATTGTTCCGCCGTTTATATTCATCGCTTCATCTTATTAATTTTTTCTAATAACTCTTTTGCGTTTTCGTTGGTAATCTCTATTTTTCTGTCACTTTCGGTTGCTTCGTCGTCATAATCCACACTTGGAGCGTCAATTAGTATGCGTTGTACAATGCCCCACGCTATGCAATGGTGCAAATAATCCCACGTCCATCCGAGGTGGGCGCAAATAGAACCCCGGCGACCGTAAGGACTGTTTAATCCGGTTACTCTATGCTTTCCCTTCTCGGTTGTGTTGTTCTTGCCCCGCTCAGTAATCGCATAGAGGCGTAAAAATCCCCAAGGTTGGATATATTGGTTATGCTTACCGTTAATCCTACTAACTTTGAAGGTGTTATTGTGTGCATGAATGAATCGGTAAGACTGCGTGATTTAAGCCTGTAAAACACATTCAAAATTTGTCTTAATATGGGTATATTCGTATAATAGGATTCGCCCAATACTGCTATAGCAATTATACGGGCTTGCCGTTTGGTATTTCCTTTAACTAATTTTCGGGCGTTTAGAATAATGTCGTTTTGGTTCATTTCGTCTCCGCTAATCGCCATATCTAATGAAATATCGGATATTCGGTCGAGAACGTTGAGCGTCGGCTCGTGTATTTTGAAAGTTTTTTTACGGTTTCCGATAATAACATCAAAATGGAATCCGCGTTGCACAAGTAAATTCAACTCCTCGCGCTCTATCTCTAATAATGTTTTTTCGTTATCGTTATTCAAATTTTCGTCCATTTTTTAGAATTAATTTTTTGTTATTCAAAAAAAGCCACCCGAAATTAGAATAATTATCAGGGTGGCTTTCGGGCTTATAAAACAAGAAAAAATAAAGTCATTATGCACTTGGTATCAGGCGGGCACTAAAAATAGGCTCGCTTGTTTTGCCCGGTTGTAAGGCCGTTCCGCTGACTTCAATCACAAAAATGTTTTCCCTGCTGAATTGGCCGTTAATTTTTGCATTGATTTTCATTCGCGGAAATTCCCAAATCAAACCCATTTGCGGTGTAACCTTTACGGATTTTTCAATTACCGGTAATTGTACCGGAGCGTTCCATTTTGCGGCGGCCCCTGTACCGGAAATTGTCCCGCCGAAGAATCTTTGCAAAGCGGCCAAATCCGGATTCATTACGGAAAATGCAAGGGTTGTTTTTCCGCGTTTGCTGATGCTTACCACAGGGTCATCCAACTCTTCGGCATAAAATTCGTTGGTTTCCGGGTCTTCCTGCGTTACATTGCAAGTTCCCTGCAAGGTTTGCCCTATAACGGTTAAGGATTGCCCCATACCGCCATCGGTTGCAATGTCGCCCATTTCTACTTTCGCTAATCCAAGCGTATATACATCTGCCATTTTGATATAAATTTTAATCGTTAATTACTAATTTTACAAATATTCCATTCTATCCGTAAATTGGTATAATGCCGGTTTGTTTCCGGCTCTCTGATAGTCGTTTGATCGGCTACCCAAAATAAAAGGCCTTCGACGCGGGCGGCTTCTAAAATGGAAATTACCATATTGGTAAGTTCCTGCAAACGTTCCCTGTCTGTTTTCCTTTGTTTTTGTCCTCTGATTTGAGTATATGAATCCGGTACATGGATATTTACGTTTGAAGTTCCGCGTTGCGGCATATTTCCGTTTACCGTTATCGTGTTTACCGTAATATCTTCTTTTTCGGAATTGTCGGGCCGATCGGTTGTATATATTCCGCCGGAAATGGCGGCTTTCAATTCGCCGGACGCGCTCAAAACCTGAAATAGCATGTTATCGGTATCGAAACTTGTAACCATGTCGTTAAATCCATAATCGGCAATGCAGCCGGCCAAAATCATACTTCAGACATTTTCCTTTTGCGATAATTAAACCCGTAATTTTCGCTTGCTCTGTAAAATCGGAATCCAAAAGCTGCGCGGGTTCTATTTCTTCACGCACTACGATTATTTCCGTACCTTCGTTAATTCTTTCCGTTCCTGCCGGAATTTGAATAAGTGAAGAAAAAACAATCGAATCGCCGCCGGTTGTATGGATAACGTGTCCTTTGCCGTTGGTTTCTTCGCGGCAAATACCCTTCAATTCCCATACGTTATTACCTGATTCAAAGCTTCCGGTTGCAGGATTTTGCATTGCTTCGCCGGTACACAAAACGTACAAATATTGCGGGTATTGAAATGTAGTTACCATCGGCTGCTTCTATCCCTGATTTTCGGTTTATCTATCGGGATAATTCCCAATTCTGTGCATATCTGATTATACCAAAGTTTGATAGCGTCCCATTTCCAAGAAATGGAATAACCGCCCTCGCTGATGTCGTAAAGTGGAATAATATTTGCAAATTCCCGACAAAGTGCCGTTTTAGCGATTGTAATATCCGCTTCGGCGTTTTCGTCCGGTATTATGCCGCGTTGATTAAATAGTATTAATTCAATGTCTGCGCTTCCAATCATAAAACGTTTTGCGACAGCTGTTATCCATTCTTTATAGGTCATGGGATTACTCCTTTATGATGTTTGCGAGCCGCGCTTCGATTGCGTCCACAACCGTTTTGCGGGGTTTGTCGGTCGCATTTTCCGTTTCAAGGTACTGTTTCAGTTTTTCAACATCCTCAAATACCTGTACCTGCGCAATAATATCGGAAGCTTTTCCGGTCAAATCAATATCCGTTACCGGCATATCGTCTTCGATTTTTGCAAGCCCAAGCTTTACAATTTTTTCTAACCGGTTTTTGTCAAAACCGGTTCGGTTGCCGTCCGTGTCAAACTCGCCGGGGAGTTCATCTCCCGGATTATACCGTTTGCGAAAATCGTTTTTGTCGGCAAATTCTTGAACTACAATATACTTTTTACTCATGCCTGTACTACTTTTGTATCTACCAGGTAGATTTGTTCAACATTGCAAATTACCGGAACTACGCGGGCTTGCGAAGTCGTATGTTCGGCAAGCGGACTGTTGTTTCGATATTTTGACACTAAAATATACTCGTCGGCAGTTTGGTAGGAAACTCCTTCGACGGGGCGGTTTTGTTCTGCCAAACGCGCATAAGTCAAAACGCCGACTTCTTTTGAAGTGGTTAAAATAACCTTTCCTTCGCTCCAAGGTGTTACAGTTGTGCGTTTGCCCCTTTTCTCTACGATAACGGTACGATCCACGATGTGGATTTCAAATTTGTACTTGTTATCGGCTTTCAAAGCGGCGTTAATCTTTTCTTGCGTTGGTATAGGTACGATTGTTTTGTCGCCGAAAAATCCGATCGAAAAAGCAAAATATTCTTTGACTTGGTTTGTTTTCACAAATTTATCAAAAGTAATATCGTCCATATATACATCGGTAATCGTGTTTCCGTCTGTATGTTTTGCTTTTTTCAATACTGCTGCCAAATCGTCCAACGGTTTAGCGGTTGTATTGTCCCAAAGAATTGAAACGCCGAATTTGTTTTCATCCAAATATCCGTAATCCAAACGAATTAACGTACCGGTATTTTTATCTTCTGTAAGAGAAACAAGACCGGTAGACAATCCTTCCAAAAACATTCTTTCCGTTAATTCATAAACGCCGGTAATTACTCGCGGCAAATCTTGGAAAAGTTTTGCAAGAATAATTTTGTCATCTACCTTGGTTGCAACCAAAGTATCAAGTTCGGTCAATTGGGTTTCGTTCAACCACAATTCCATGCCGATCTTTGGTATATCTCCGGATGCCTTTTTGATTGAATCACGGCGTTTCAACGGCAATGAAGAATCCATTGCAACCACATCGGCAGAAACGCGGGTATTTAACGTGTTAATGGTTTCCCATTTCCCTGTAATGGAAAATTCTTTGCGGAGCATGGTTTTGAACATATAAGTCAAAGCCGCCTCGTTTGGTTTCCCGTTCAGCGTTTCCACTGTTTTGACAACTATTCCCTTAAAATATTTGTCAAGCCATTTGATAAATGCACTTTGTACCATCGTTAATCCTCCCTGAAATCAATTAAAGGCAAAGCCGTTTTTACGGCTGACAAAATCGTATCCATAGAATACGGGGCCGCTGCCGGGTTGACCGTTCCCCTTACCAAAATACCCGCCATCGGACGCTTTGTCAGAAGACTTTGTATAAGTATTCCGGCATAAGTGTGTCCGCCGGGAAGTGCTGCATACGCGGTATTATCGGAATTTACTGGCATAGGTTTATATTCCTTCGTTGCCGTTTCCTGAATAATGACATGACCCGCATTGATTACGTCCGGCGCAAATCCGGTAACGTCTAATGTACGGCCCCCGCGTATCGTTTGGAAAACATCCACAATAACGATGTTATCGTTACCGGTAATGATTTCCCGGTTTTCGTTTGCTAAATTTGCTTGTGCCATTTGTTAAAAATTTAATTTGTTATTTTTCAATTAAATTCGGTTATATCGGCAGCAAATCCATGACGGCGTTAATTTCCGCGTCTGTGGCTTCTTTCCCTCCTTTTGAATTTGAAACATAAGGGCGGTCTTGTGTGCCAAGTCCCGAATCGGCTGCGTTTTGATTGGCGGTTTTGATGTCGTTTTCCGTATCGGTCAAGTATTCCGTAAATGCTTCGTCCGTGTCAAACTGCATTCGGGCAAAGTTTTTCAAAGCTGAAACTTTAAAATTTTCGTCTTTGCACTCGTTCAGTTTCTCGTTCAATGCTTGGAGCCTTGTTTTTGCCGTTCCTTCTTTTTCAAAGCCCGCGATTTTTTCAAATAGTGGCTTTGTAGCTGTTGAAACGGCATCGGTTACGATTTTTTGAATGGCTGCCGCGTCCATGTTTCCGGCTTCGGTTGTAACGGGTGGGGGTGTTACTTCCGTTTGTTTCTTTTCTGTGAAGTCGTACTTATTGCGGATGCCGGCTTCAAATGTTTTGTTTGCCTTGGTAACTTCTGCGTCTGCTTCTTTCCGCCAATCGGTAATGAATTTGTTTACTTGGTCGGCGGTAATCTTACCTACAACCTCTTTTAATGTTTCGTCTGTGGTATCAGCCGGATAAATTGAAGCTATTGCGCTTGCAAATTGGCTAAGCCCGTCTTTCCGCACGCCTGAAAATTGTGCTATCAGTAATGCTAAAATTTTTTCTTTCATATTGCTGAAATTTAATTGAATGTTCGCACAAAAATAGCGTATTATGTTAATGCGTTTTTGGGAAATATTTTGAAGTTATTAGTTTTCTTTCAACATCGGAAAAAATTATTCACTATATTTGCAGTATAATAATAATCAATAATTTGTTTGTTACGAAACTTGCAGGAATAAAATATACGAAAGATGCTGCCGGTCGCAACCGTTATGTACGCATCGATTTGGAAAAATACGGTGAAAATCAATAAAAAATTTTTTGAACAAGGATAAAGGGAACGCCCCTATGGTGGTTGGTACGAAAGAATCCAGCTATGCTTACGCCCTGCGTTTGTGTGTAACTCACATCTACGGGGGCGTTCTTCTTTTATCGTAATTCTTGATAATATGAGACACATTAAGAATGAAACGAACGCTACGAGCGTTCAAGTGGTAAGCTATGCTTACAAAGGAAATCCTATTCCGTTTATGATAAACGGTAATGTAATGATTAACGCCACCAAAATGGCGAAACCATTCGGGAGTTCAAGAAGGCCAAAATCATGGCTTGCTCTTAAATCAACAAAAGATTTTTTGAATGAATTAAGCAAGGGCAGAATTCTGCCCTTGGAAAAATTAGTGCAAGTTAAGTACGGCGGTTCCAATCCGGGTACATGGGTTTATGAAGATGTCGCTTTGGAATTTGAGCGGTGGCTGTCTCCTGCCTTTGCTATCTGGTGCAACGATCGCATCAAAGAAATTTTACTTGCGCGGATGAATGGCACTCCGGTTGTACAACCGAAAGTAATCGACACAACCGAAAAGGACAGGGAAATAACCAAATGGAAAAACCTTTTTTCCGAGGCAATGGCAACGGTCAAGTCAATGCACGAAAGCAACAAACTTGCGCAAGACAGCTTTAATATTTTTTATTCAATGATGAAAGGAGTCCAATTATGATATTCAGAAAAATAAACACTCATTTTGGTGCTGAAATAAACGAACTTGAAATCAGTAAATCAGAATTTGATAGCTTTAAAAGTACCGGGCGGCATTATATTGAAATCGGCGAAGGCGAAGTATCATTCTATGCTGATAAAATACACTACTATTACGTTACAAAAAAGTATAGATTATTGAGGATAGAGCCAACTCTGAATGTACTATATACATACAATGATAAAGAAATGCGGGCAGAAATTACCTATAGGAATATTAAATGTTTTGAACTTGGAAGGGATATTGAAACTATTAAAAAAGCAATGCAGCTGCAAAATAATCCCGGATTAATTTGCTGACCGGGTCTTTTTCGTTATTTTTTCGTTTTTATTTTGCAGAATAAAAAATAAAAGTAGTATATTTGCAGCGTACAAGCCAAGTACAATTTTACATAACGTAATTTGTAGTAGCTATTTTTATGGCTATACATCAGCTGTTATCTGCAAGGATATAGGGCTATCAATCCACAATGGGTTACTACGGTTACGTTGTAATTTGTACTTGGCAGTATGTGGGGCGATAGCCCTTCTTATTTGTATTACTTTAATTTTTCATTACATGCCAAGTACATTGGAAAATCAAAGTAGCGCGAAGCATAGTACCGCTATATTGACGCTAACGGAGCGAAACACCGTAGAACTTTCCAAGTTATTTACACCTGAATTTTTAGAGTTTACCGAGCAATTGAGTAATATTTGTAATTGGACGTACAAGTACAGGGAAACCGTACCATATAGCAATGACAATATACAGAAACAATTGCTATACTTGGAGGGTGCGTTAGGCGACGCCGTAAACGCCATTTCTGAAATTATGGCTATCGAATTTCTGGAAAATATTTACTACAAAAATTGATAATCATGGACGAATTAGTATTCAAATCAACAAAAGGCACACCGGTAACAAATAGTCTATTGGTAGCTCAAAAATTTGGAAAACGTCATGCTGATGTTATAAGGGCTATTCGGGATTTAATTAGCAAACTTCCTGAAAATCAATGTAAACGCAATTTTGCGCAGAGCGAAGGACAACAAATTCCAATGCCAATGGGCGGTTTTAGAAGTGAACCTATTTACATAATGACGAGAGACGGGTTTACGTTATTGGTATTTGGGTTCACTGGTAAAGAAGCATTACAATTCAAAGTTGATTTTATTGATGCTTTCAACAAAATGGAAAATATCATGAAAAACAACTTTCATCAAATTCCGCAAAGTTTTTCCGAAGCGTTGCAACTTGCCGCCAAACAAGCCGAACAAATCGAATATCAGCAAAAACAGTTAGCAGACCAACGCCCGGCAGTAGTTTTTCGTGATAGCGTAACCAATGCTGATACGCATATAACGGTTAGGGAACTTTCTAAATTGATTTGTCAAAACGGAATAGAAATAGGAGAACGCCGATTATATGACTGGTTGGTAGAAAACAAATATTTAATCCGCCATAAACGTTGGAGTAAGTCTAAAAACAAGTACGAAAACGATTATTATGAGCCATATCAATGCCGGGTTGAAAAAGGATTGTTTTTTACCAAAGAAACTGTAATAGGCGAAGGTAACAGCTCATTTATTCGTCCAACTGTTTACATTACCGGAATAGGACAGATATATTTTATCAAAAAGTTTCTGTATTATCAGGCAAACAATAAATTAAACTTTTAATGAAAGGAGGTAGGGTATGAGAAATTACAGAATGAATATTATTTGTGATGATTCTTCATTTCATATTCCAGAGTTTCATAACTGTTTATTAAATTCTTTAAAAAATATGGTCAGCTTCAATGGATTTCATATAGAATTATTAGAATCTGAGAAAATGTATAATGTGAGATTGAATATCCATTTTTTTAAGAAATATGAATATTATATCAACAATAGAATTTTTTTTACTTTTGACACTTATGGCAGACCTCTTGAAACTGAAAATGATTATGATGTTTATTATCTTATTTGTCTATGGGGAGAAGAAATTAAAAAAGAAACGGCTTTTTATGAAGGAATGGTGCATTCAACGGAAGAGATGATTCAAAAATTAGAAAAATTAATAATGTAAATAATTACATTATTAATTTTTATCACAGTAAAAGCTCCTTAATCGGGGCTTTCGTCGTTTTCTTCGTCATGATCATCTTCTGCCATTATCCGGGCATCATAAGCGGCATATTTTTTTCGTTCCGCCTCTTTTTGGTCAGGCGTTAATGCGTCCCAGCGTTGCTGTATTTCCTTAAAACGCTTTTGCATTTCCTCAAATGTAAGTTTTTTTGTCATAGCTCTGTAAGTTCTACAAATAGTGCTTTCCCTATTGTTTTTTTCGAGTCAATTCGGAATACCGTATTATTTGTGAATAAAACTTCTTTTTGATTTCGGGGGTCGAAGATACCATTTAATTCGGAAATCTTGGATATGTCACGCCCATTTTTGCTGTTTATGGTAAAAATTACCTGTATTTCAGTCTTTTTCATCATATCCTGCTTTCTTGTTGCAAAGGCAAACGCTACATTTACATCCGTACTTGACGAAATAAAACGGTTCTGTTTTACGGTTACACCTACTTCTCCTCCAAAAATCCGGTTAAAATCCTTTTGCTTAATAATCATTCCGCGATAAACCGCGCCTTTTATTGCCGGTAACTGTTCCAATCCTTTCCGTATCAGGGTTGCGGAAGCGGCGTTGAATGGAGTGAGCATTCCGGCCTCCATTTGTTTATTCAGTTGCCGGTAATTGCTTCCAATGTCTTTTGTATAATGGTGTATAGCCGCTAAGCTTGTATTTGGGATATTAGGGTATAACCGGTTTAATTCTTCTATTGCCCGGTTCATTGCAACGGCTGTTTTTCTTGCATGGGTAAATGTATATTCCTGCGGGGTATATGTGTTTACTTCAAAGTCTTTTACGAACTGCCGGTTGTCTTTTATCCAATAAGGCATTTTCCCCCAACCCTTGGCGCGTTCCCGGTTACGGCTTATCCATTCGCCTAACGCCTTTGGCGGTTCCGTTATTTGTTTCGGCGTATATTTTTCCCCTTTAATCTCGGCGGCTAACATTTTCTTAAAATCTTCCGCCCCTATCAATATAGGGATTATTACGCACCGACATTGCGGATGCCATCCCGTCCAAAGGAACGATTTAGGATAATCGCCCGCTAACTCATCGCAAATGTCGTAAAACGGTTCGGGCTTTCCGGTTCGCGGATTAATGCAGGTGTGGTTATTGGATAAAGAAATATGAATACCGATTACTTGCGGATCGTTCCAGTATTTTTCACACTCGGCCCTACGGTAAGCGGCGGTTATTTCTGTTCGAGCTAAACGCATTGCGTTCTTATACGCCGATCGGTAAACTCCCCGGCCCGGTTTGTATTTTTTGGCGGCTTCGCTTAATTCCAATTCGCCGGTATCTTTATTTCGCACCTTTCGGAAAAGTGTACCCGGTTCGTTCAGGTATTTCCGCAATTCCTTACTTAATTGGTTTGCGCTTTTCCCTTCCTTCATTCCGTTTTGGATAATGGTTTCAATTTCGCTTTTGAAATTTTTACTTAAATTCCATACCCGGTCAGACAATGTAAGTCCATTGCGTTTTTGGTCGGCAAATCTAACGGCGGCGGCGTTGGCCCCTTGGTTCCGTTGCTGTTGACCGGCTTGGTCTCGCATTTCGTCAAAGTATTTTCCTTGCCGTGCTTTGCCGGATAATGCGGCGTGCATTTTGTCTATAAAACTTTCTTCTCCTATTTTCCATGACCTATCAATACCATTCAAAAACATTCCGACTGCCTGCTTGTTGAAATTGGCAATTAATTTATCCATTTGCCTATTTGCGGCGGCATTTCTTGAAAACCAAAACGGAGTATCGCCGGATAATGAATTTTTTATCTGAAACAAATTTATTGCGGATAGATAGTTATTGTATATCAATGTTTCCAATTGTTTTAATAACTTCTTTATTTCTTCGCTTATCTGTTTCTCGTTTTTATCCATATTATTGCGTTATCGAAAATGATATATCGTTTAGCGATTCCGAATCGCTAAACGCTTCCTTCATCCATTTTTCAAGTATGAACGGAAATTGCTTTTCGGCTCCGGTTAATACATCAAATCCATTGCTTTCCACATAAATGGCGTATGGCATACCGGCTACGATTACGGCGCAAACGTGCGCCTCAAGTTCGAACGCTCGTTGCGCTGCTGCTGTTTGTCCGGCGGCTACGCCTTTGGCTTTTGCTCCTTCCGTATCATTGCCACCTTGGGACTGTTCAAAATAACTATCTATTAATGTGCCGTCTTTGTATAATTGGAATCCGGTTGATGAATTAAGCGCACCGGTTTGCTGGGTGTATTTGTGATTTTGCTTAGCCCATATAACAGTTTCTTTACAGGCTATTTGGAATGCACGAATAACGCAGATGTCAATCTTTCGTATTGCATCTTCCTTGACTTTGTTCCAATCAATATTTATTTTTACTTTTATTGGCATACTCCTAAATTGTCGGCTCTGATATATCCACATAGGCGGATGCATTTTCTTCGTCCAGAATTTGCTTATATTCGGCATCGGTATCGTCAACCCATCCTAATTGTTGAACGGTTGTTTTTTGTGATGCTACCGGTTTTCCGCCGTTGGCCGCCATAAGTAAATCAACTTTTGCCTTTTCGTCGTCAATCATGTACGGTACTATTTCGGGTTCTATTGTCAAACTTTCGCATGCTTCTTTTAATCCTGTTTTAAATTGTGCGAGATATGCCTGAATGATGCTTAAACGGCGTTGTAGGTAGTCATCAAAAATGTCCATTTTATCCTGAACTTTCAAATGTGCATCCAAGAAAAGCAATTTTAATGCAATGCCGGAAATTGCGCCTATTCCTTTCACGCTGTCAAACGAAATATCGGGCGTTTGCGTAACAGTGTAAATCATGCGTAAAAGAGTTTCAATTTCGAGTTTTACGCTTTCGGGCGCGTGTTGCCAAGACAAATATTTTGCATCGGCGTTTTCTCCTTCGAGTTGCAGAATTGCGCCGCTTTCGCCTTTTTTTGCAAATCCTAATACATCGCCTTTGACTACAATTTTAGGGCTGGCGTGGTAATCGTTGGTATCGGCAAAATTCGACAAAAGAGTTTCCAGACGGTCTATTAATCCTTGTACGTCTTCCCATTCTACAAAATCCTGCCTTCCGTACACAATCGGAATTTTGTTAATAACGTTTGTTTTTGGATAACCCTTTACGAGTTGCCATTGTGCATTATCCTGTTCCCACATCAGATGTGCGGCATCGGTATAGGTTTCAAAATAGGTGCATTCTTTTTCCTTTTTGTCCTTTATTACAAATTCACGGGAAAAGGCGATCATATCGCCGGCTTCATCAAAATAGGGATATAGTTTGTCGCCTTTCTTCGGACTGAAAACAGCAACACGCAATTTGAAATTTGAAGAAAAACCGTAATTAGTCGGCTTTTTTACCGGATACCAAAGTTCAGCGGCTTCGGTTGTGCTAAAAATTTCCCGCGCCACTTTTCGGTTAATTGTCCGGCTTTTGGTACTGAACAAAACTTTTTTTACTGCGTTCAATACTGTTTTTTCGTCTTCGTTTTCCGGTTCCGCGTTCAATGTTACCGGGTTTCCGAATGTGAAGGCGACCGCTCGTTTTACTATTAATTTTTGAATGGCAAGTGCAATGCGGGCGACGGGAATAAGTTTTGTTTGTTCTTTTTCGCCGCCGGTATATCCGGTTTCTAATGATTGATGATTTTTTGCCGGTTCCGGATTATCAACTTTAACGATTTTATCCGGTCGTTTTATTTTATCGAAAATATCATGTTTCGATGGCTCTAATTGCGACAAAATAGTATTCATATCCGGCTGCGGAGCGTTGCGCCCGGACTTTAATTCTTCAATAATCGCATTTATGTCGCTGTCTTCTAAAAGTTTATTAATATCATCCATATCTGTGAAATTTTATGATTGTTTATGATTGTTTATGATTAGTTTTTATTTTCCAACAACAATCAGCAATCCAACCAATTAAATATGCAGTCGGTTCGCCACAATCCATGTCCGCACCTATATGATGAAATATATACCCGGCTGCATGTGATGCTTCATGTGCCGTCAGGGTGCAATTGAAATTTTCCGATCCGAAAATTATCAAAACTCCGAACTCCTTCGTTTTTTTTTCGCCTACTCTTATGGTAACGGCTTCATACTTATCCAGATTGTCAAAATTAATATCGGTATTATCGTCGGTGTCGTAAAATAATCCGTTTAATTTTTTAAAATCTTTTTCGATGCATACCCACAATTTTTGCGGGTAAATTACCGGGTCAAATCGTTTCATTTTCATATAAAATTTGCTATATTGTTGATTATTATGCATTCCTATTAAAAATATCCACTTAAATCTTTTACTCCGTCCCGTTTCCTTTCTTCAACTGTGCCGGTTAAAGCATCGGGCGCGTCATCGCGGGCGTTTGTTCCTACTTTCATATATCTTGTTATATCCCGGTAAAATTCAGGCCATAGTTTATCCCACCCTTTTGGAAAATAAGTCAGATTATTTACGGCTGCGGAGTTGTTGAATATTCGGACTTGTTTGTTTTCGCTTTGATGAAACCATTTGAAACGTGTTTTTTCGTTACCCATTATCCGGCATTGCGATTCTACGGTACGCGCAAAAGAACGCCCACCGTTGTTACTTTCGATAACCGATTTATCTATCAAATCTTTGCTTATCATTTCAGCCGTTTTCGGTTCGGTGTATTCCATTGGTTTTTGAGTATAAAGAACGTCTAATACGAAGTTTCCTATCTCGGTTTCTACATAATCAATGGAACATAAATAATCCTCGCCGGTATCTGCTGTATCGGTATAATTTTTCCGATTCTTCTTTTGTGTTATCGGTATTACTTCGTATTCTTTAAATGGTTTTTCATACATTAATCCTTCGAGCGGTTTTGGATTCTGCATATATTGGGTATCGAATACAAAATCGTTTTTATCCCGCAATTTGCGTAATTCGGCTAACGTATGCTTGAATGGCCATAGTGCGCATTCTTCGCCTGTTTTTTCATCGGTATAAATGCAAGGCAAACTTAATACCGTCCATTCTTCCGGCTCCAAACCCTGCAAATAACCGCATAAATCTTCTTCATCCAAACGTTGCATAATAATTACTATCGGAGTTTTCCTGCTGTTAACCCGATTACGGATGGTCGTTTCAAATTTTTGGTTTACCTTGTTTCGGATCAGGTCGCTGCGGGCATCGTCCGGCTTAATGGGGTCATCTATGATTATAGCACCGCCAAAAACTTCACTTTCTTCAATACATGATGTTAGTTTGTCAAGTACTTGGAAAAACTCGGATTGTTCGTTTTCTTTTAGTTCTTGGTTCATCAAATCTTCATCATCTACCAATCCAGCTCCGAAGCCTGTTACCTGCCCCGATGAACTTACGGCATACAATCCGCCGCCTTCTTTTGTGTACCATTTGCGAGAATTGGAAGACGTGGGGCGGGCAGCAAAAAAACGGCGGTAATCCGTTTCGTTCATTATGCTTTGAACATCGTTACTATTATCCCGCACTAAATCATCGGAATACGAAAGATGAATAAATTTTGCTTTTGGGTTTAATGCCAACCCCATAGCAATAAAGTTTTTTACGGCTAATTCTGTTTTTCCGTAACGTGGTGCAATATTGATAATAAGGCGCGTTATTTCCCCGCTAAAAACCTTATCGAGCAAAGCGGCTATTTTTATATGGTGGTCGCCTATAACAAATTTACGTTTGAAACGCTTTTTAAAAAAATAGCGGGTAAAGTTCAAAAGACTAAGCAAACACCAAGTCTTTTTAACGTCAATATCCCGTATTTCTTTGTCAAAACTCATTATTCAAACTTTCTAATAATTCTTTTGCTTCTGCTTTACTCAACACGCGGGCAGGCATAAGGTCTATACCGTCTTTTCCGGTTAATTCAATTTTCTGTATTGCTTTGCCAAATTGCCGTTCCCGGAGCCTGTCGATTGTATTTGTTTTTCCGGATGCCATATCCATTAAAATTGCCCTCGTTAAATTAACTGCGTAAACGGGTACTTCATTTGCAATTTTTGCATCCATTTCTCCCTTTTGTTTTCCGCCGGACAGTATTTTGAGTTCGGATACTGACATTGTCAATATGGCCTTTTCCCAAAAATCAACTTCCGAATTACTCAGATTATAGAATTGTTTAAGTTTCTTTTTCCCGATAACATATTCTATATTTTCTTTGATTCTTTTAGTTGGCGGGCGTCCTTGGGGATTTCCTGATTGTCCCTTTTTCCAAGGGGAACAAAGATTTGATTTATTTTTATTTTCATTCGGTGTTAATTCCATTTTCATTCGGTGTTTTCTCCGTTTTCTTTGCGTGTCTTTCGGCCCGCGTTATATTTTGTCCTTTGTACATTCCGGCTCCTAATTTGTCTATGTCTGTAAATGGAATTTCTGGAACGGTTAAAAATTGACGATATTTTTTGTCGATAAAATAAATATATCGAAGTTGAAACCCTTCCATAATCTTTGCCCCGGTTATTTCCATATATTTTCGCTTGTCGAAAACGCCGCCAAATATTTCAGCAATACATTTTCCGTTTAATTCCGGGCGGGGTGTTGTTTTACTTACGCCGGATAGTGTCATTCCTTGGATTTTTTCACCGTTTGGAAGCAAAAAAATACTATTGTTTTTCTTTATTCCTGTTAAAATAAAATTACTTGCCCTGTAAATAGTCCCATCGCCACAACTACAACCATCAGCATATGAAATTATCCATTTGATGTTGGGGGCTTGTTTCTGTATCATTCTGATAGTTTTTCCAATGCAGTATGATTCTGCGTTACGTGGGAGAAAATCATCAAACGCCATTCGGTTTAATTCAAGATAATCATTCCATTTCGTATTTTGTACGAGTTGGATAACTTTCGATTTGTCTAATGAAGGGCCGTATTGCAAAACTCCATGCAAAAATCCGTTTAGAAAGCAACCAAAATTTACCACTGTGTTATTTATTACTTTATGCGAATAATGATGTTTTCGGACAAAATCATGCGCAAGTCTTTGCGGTATGACTTTTATTACGATTTCTTTACATTTTCCCATTGTTCTATTATGTAATGGATTATGTTTCCTTTTTTATTATTATTAATATTTGCTTCCGGCAAATCGCTGTATTTTTCAATAATAGACTGTAAAAAATCCATTTGCTTTTTTGAGAAAGTGAATGTTATTTCTGCTTTATTTTCTTTATCGCCGCTTTTTAACAATAACTTAGTGCCAAAATCATCTGCGATTGGAATATTAAGCCCCCAATCTTTTATCATTTTTGAATCGAAATTCTGAAATAAAACATCCATATCCCATTCGCCATTATTGACATTATCCCGTATAGCTATTTCACGTTCTCTTTCTTCTGTAAGTCCTTGCAATAAATAAGTAGGTACTTTTTTAAGCCCGATATATTTTGCCGCTTCATATCGTTGATTTCCTCCGATAATTACAAGTTCCCCGGTTCTATCGGAAAGAATAATAGGCCGTGCCTGAAAATAATCGGGATTATTTTTGATTGACTCTACAAGTGTTTTAAATTCAGATTCGCTAATAATACGCGGATTATCAGCGTTTTTTTTCAACTCCGATAATTCTCTTTCTTTATACATTGGTTTGTTGATTAATATATTCGTTTATAATCATGTAAAGTGCCAATCCGTTTATATTTTTATTTTCGGACTTTTCCCTTTTGTCTTTAAACAGCTTTGTAGATGAAAATTCTTTGATTGTATTTGTTATATACTCGGCTTGCTGTTTTGTAAATACAATTGTAATTTCATAAAACATTTTTAGGGGCTTTTCGGCTTTTTCTTCGGGCTGATTCAGAAAATATAAATCAAGTCCATAAACGGCAAGACTTTCAGGCATAAATTCGTTGGCCAATATGTCAAAATCCCATTCTCCGTTACTTATGTTATCACGTATCATTATTTCTTTTTCGCGCTCTTCGGTCAGATTTTCCAAAATGAAGCAAGGAACAGTATTCATTTTTAGATGTCTGGCCGCTTCGTAACGCTGGTTACCTGCAATGATAATATTTTCGCCCGTTCTGTTTGAAATTATCAATGGACGGGCTTTAAAATAATCAGGGTTGTTTCGGATACTTTCAACAAGGATATTAAATTGCCTGTCCCTGATGAATCTGGGATTGTTCGGATGCTTTTTTAACTCTGATAACGGAAGTTCACTATACATAACTCGTTACGGTTAAAATGGAGTATCCATACCCGGATGCCATGCCTGATATGTAGAGGTTCTTCTACTTGCTGCAGTGCTGTTTTTCCGACGTGAACCGCCGCCGCTCTTTTCGCTTCCTGATTCCATAATGATAATTTTTAATCGTTAAACTTCTTTTTCGTTATTATGTCCCATAGCCGCCTATCCCGGATAGGCTTGTTTATGGTTTTATAGGCTTCTATCAGTTTGTCCGTATGTTCATTATAGAAGTCGTACAATTCTGCGTTTTCTTCAATGGTAAATTGTTCTATATTTCCACTGCTGCGAAGGTTAGCACTTCCATGAATGATTATCTTACGTCCGCCCAAAGTTTCAAAGGTGCAAGTTTTGGTATGGGCTGCACAAACAGCCATTTGAAACTTGTTGTCAATATCTAATTTTTCGTAAATGTAGGGGATTAGCGACCAGCGTTCGTGTCCGTAAAAATATACGGAAACAATCAGGTTTAATTCATCAACAAAACCGCCGACCAACAAATTACGTAAACTATCTACATTTTCTTGGGAAAGCGACAACGTTGTAATGGTCATTCGTTTTACCTTTGCGTTTCGCTGTACTATATAAGCTTCGATGAAATCGCCAAAAATGAAGGAACCGGAAACAAATACATCGGCGCGTTCGCCCTTGTTCACCGTCAATTCTCTTGCCAGCTTATCGGCGTTCTCGTACAAAATATATTGCGGTTTTGCTTCGTAAACTTTGGGCTTTGTGTATCTCGTTTCGTCTTCCGTTCCGTTTGGTATAATGTCAAAAATAGCAGGGTCAAACTCCGGTATTTCAATGTTACCGAAATTAAAATCATTTTCCGGTTCATCTTTTTGCTTCTTTCTTCTCATGTATCGAAAACTTAGAATTTCGCAAAAATAAAGCCGAAACATATTAACGTAATACGTTTTTAGAGAAAAGTTACCAAAAATTTACCAACAAAAGCAGAAAGTTATTTTTGAAATTTAGCGCATACGCCTTTTTTATTTTTAATTGGCATAGAAATCATAAACAAGGGAAAATCGCACATCGGGCGTTTATTTACGGAAATTTATTTTTATCGGTAATCCTGCATAAACCCATGCCAATAGAGCGGCATCGCGTTCCTCCTGGTTATTGCGTCCGGTAATTCCGGTAAATGATGCGATCTCTTCCTGCGTTATCTTACCGTCTTTTCCCTTCCACATCTTTTTTAGCGGCTTTATGGTTGTAACCGGTATTTCGTAATGCCGGCACATTTCAACAATCATTTTACCTGCCTGGTGATTTGCGCCTACGTTCTTTGCGATTCTCTGTCCGCGTCTTCCGGCTGCGGTGTGGTAGTTAGAAACGGCATTAAGCCATCCGGCTTCTACCACAACAATAAATTTTCCCGCTTTTTGTATGGTTGTAACAGGCTTTTCCATTCCTTCCATAAAAGTAGTTGTTTCGCTATATACGCTTTTTTTCCTGACAAATTTCAAATAGTCTGTTAATTGCGGAAATGTCAGGCTTGAAAGTTCAAGTAACCGATTTTCTACTTCGAGAAATGCCACGCCGGATTTTGTAACATCCGGGTCAATGGCTATAATTGTATGGTAATTTGTTTTCATTGTAATCTTCTGTATTTGTGAAATCGGTAATATGTGCTTTCGAGGCATTTATTATCTCATTTGCATTTATTAGAACAAAGCAGTTTGAACGTTTTTTAATATCTTTTCCTGCGCCTCTTTATAAAAGTTTTTCTTTATCTCGAATCCGTATGCTTTGCGTCCGCATTGGGCGGCGGCAAGCAGGGTCGTTCCGCTTCCGGCGACGGGATCGGTTTGTGCCAGATAATATCCTGCCGAAGCCACCATCCGCGCTTGCGCAATTCAAAAGCCAATGACCAGGGTATGCCGATTAAGTCTTTCGGTTTCAGTCCTTTAACCCTTGTGGGTTTCGTTTGCTGTGCGTGTTTGTTGCTCTTTTGAAGATAATTGCTTAAATCACATCCGTCCGCCTTTCCGCTGCCGTTATAACTGTCGCCGATATTCAGCCAAAGTGTTCCGGTCGGTTTCAACACTCGATGAACTTCCGTAAAAACTTCTGCTAATCGTTTTATGTAGGCTTCGGGTGTGTCTTCCAATCCTATTTGCTTGTCTTCGCGCAAGGCTCCGCATTTTGGACAACAACAACCATTTTTTACAGTCTCATCTCCAAATGAACCGGAATTGGTTTTTTGTTTTCCGGAAACTCCACTTCTTGCTTGCCTTCCAATCAAGTGGTCGCAATCTGAATTTCCACCTATCCATGTGGCGGTTCCGTAATCGCGCAATCCGTAATAAGGCGGCGAGGTTACGCAGCAATCTACGGAATCGTCGGGAATGGTTTTCAATCCTTCCGAACAGTCAATATTATGTATTAAATTTATATCCACTTCGTATTATATTAAGACGCTTATGGTTAAAAATCAGTCTTTGACAGGGTGCTTTCCATCCGGTTTACAATCTCCCGGAATTTCGGATTAAATTTGTACTCGTCATCGAATTTTCGCAGGTAGTAACTGATTGTACTGTGGTCGTGCTTCATTTCGGCGGCGATACCTGTAACCGTTTCCCTTTTCTTATTGCAAAAGTGTGAGTAAATCATACGGGCAAAAACTATACGGCGTTTTCTGCTGCTGCCTGCAATATCGCCGAATGAAATTCCCGTTACTTCGGAAAGGGCTTGTTTTATATCTTCAAATACCGGTATTTCTTCGTAAATCATTTTTTTACCTAACAATTCGGCTATGTTTTTTTCGAGTGCGGATCCTTTGGAGTACTTCCAATCCGGCAGCAGGTAAATAGAATCACAACCTATCAACAACACAATATCAACAGCTGCATGAACTTCCCAAGGTACATTATACGGTATTCCTGTTTTCAGCGGTGATGCCACTTCATAACCTTGCGCCTTTAATCCGCTTTCGGCTTTTTCAAACTTTGCCTTCACTTCGTCAAATGGAAGTCCGGTTATCCCGCCTGATATATAAATTTTCCCCTTCATATTTTTTTCTTATCTATCAATTCCTGAAAGCTGTATGTTCTCTTTTCGTCTGCTTTTATTGATGCGTGTCGGGCATAATTTATTTCATCTGCCGCATTCATCCGGTCGTTTATGTATTGCTGTATCCACGAAAGAATTATATTTCCGTCCATACGGTAAATCTGCCCGAAAATTCCGCGCTTTGCCTGATTAAAGCAAAACTTGAAATCGTCTATTTTCAAATATCCGTAATTATTTAAAATTATTTCTATCGTATTCATTATTTGATTGGCGTTCATTGAATTGCTTACGTTGAAAAAGTCTATTAAATCCGTAAGAATCAGTACCATTACAGCCCTTGCGTTTTCTTCGCCGGCAACCCTCATGTAAGTATTGATTGTACAAACCGGAGAATCGAAAACGTCCGTAAACCGTTTAGGGTTCAGGCTGTTGTAGTATTCTTTCGGATACTTTGACAAGCATCTCACGCTCATTTCTCCGCTTCTCGGCATCAGTTCTGAAGGTATACGCCCCGTTTCCCGGATTACCGACACCCATTGTTCCGCCGTTTTCTGTAATTGCAATTCCGTCTGCTTCATTGTTTATCTCCGAAATTATTATATCGTTCCATGCCTCTTGGGTTATGTACACTTCAAAATTTTTCCGGTATTTCAGTACCGGCGTTGATTTTACATAATGCGGGATATGTTCAACTGCGAGCATTTTCGTTCTCTTCGGTAATTTATCCCATTTTCTCCGGCTCGTTTTCTTGTTCCCCTTCCGCTGGTACATCGCCCATACGTTATCAAAATCCAATTCGTCCAATACCTCACAAAAAGTTTCTTCGCCCTCTGTGCAATGATTTTCCACGTTTGGCGTTTTTTCGTTTTCCCCCGTACCCCCTTTACTATTTTCATCTATATTTTCATCTTCAATTATATTTATATCTTCATCGCGCGATGCTTTTGTTTGGGTTTCTGTCGGGTTATTATTTGGGTTTTGAGTGGGTTTTATTTGGTTTTTTGGACGACCGCCCATTTTTCCGTTACTTCGCTGTTTATCAATATATTGGCTTCTTTGCATAATTTCTCGTTCAAGTCTGCCGTTATAAATCAGTCCGGTTTCGTCTTCTTTAAACTTTGCCCGTAATTCTTCGGAAAGCGAAACCCACTCAAAACCCAAACATAACCCAACCGTTTTTTTACTTAAATGTCCTTTTTGGTGTTGCAAACAAAGCAATGTAATGTATTGTCCGCGCTCAACCATTGTTAAATCGCTACATCCTATTAAAAAATCTGCCGGATAAAATAAAAATGCCGGATCTTTCATTGTTGCATTGTTGTTAAAATTGACTGTTGTAAATTTTCATTTCCTGCATGCCAATCGAAATTATTTAACATCCATTTTTTGTAATCCGTCGCCTTCCCGACCGGTTCTTTCCGATTTGTAAATTTCAAAATAGAATCTGATTTCATTGCTTTTCCTTTCAAATACTCCTAATCTTTCCGCTATTCTCAGTTTTTGTGTTTTCGCGAGGAAATCATATACACCTTCCAAATACCCTCTGAATTGCTCCAATGAATAATTGTATTTATAATTGTTGCACTCTCCGCATGCCGGCATCAGGTTTGAAATATCGTCTCCCCCGCCGAATACTTTGGGGTGTAAATGGTCGATCTGCATATCTTCCGGCTTTATTTCTTTCCCGCAGTATCCGCAACGTCCGCCGTATTTGGCGTGTACCTGCTTTCTGTTTGTTTTCATTGCCCGATTATGTGATAAAATCCGCATTTCAGCGTCATAATTCCCTTAATGTGCTTCATTCCGTATTTTGTTTCTCCGCGTTGTTTTTTGCAATAGTGGCGTGTTCCGAAATAAGTTTTTATGCTTTTTCTGAATTTGCAGGAGTAACAACAATCCGGATATTTTTCAATAAGTTTTTTATT